TTACGGCTCGTAAACTTGTCTTCAGGGCCGAGCTCAGGTATGGGTCGCCCGAGTCACCTCGATTCGGCGTCTCTTCCTAGATCTCTCTAGGCGATTTGATTATTCTACTTCCCTTTCATTAGGTAGGTGGTCTATTTCAACTCCTGGTCCTAAAAGAAGGTTCAGAGCCGAGCTCAAGATACCGCACCCTTCCAGTCCCCCGGAAGGGCCACTTATATACTGACTAGTTGTTGACTGGGTCAACAGTCGCCCTAAACGTACTAGAGTATCGATACCATCTCTTCAACATTTTAGATTCAGATGTAGGAGGTTTACCCTCAGACACCCTAGTTTGAATGTTACGTGGAAATGGTAACGCCGCAAAATCAGTTTCGATCTCTCGGAACTGATTCCACAAGTCCTCTAAAGAGTCCCAGTCAAGGGATTCTAAAGAGATTTCCTCTAGCTTGGTACGAAGGTCCCGGGCGGTTATGACCACATCAAGAAAGGCCTCACGGTATACCGTTTCATTCAGGGAATCCACCACCTCACTAGGTGTTGTGGTTTCAATCCCTGGATGGCTCGATTGCCGATCGGCCCCTCGAGGTGTCGTGCCATAATGTTCACGATCCCTATAGACCGTCCCTAACCTCTTTGCCTCCGTTATTAATGGAGAGAAAGAGTCTAGGTATTCAAGAATGAGTTTTACCTCACTCTCGAAGAATAGTCTACAGAGACCCTGAACCCTAGTCACCGAAGTCTTATATAAGGAAGTTACCGATTTCAAGGGTAACCACCCTTTTAAACCCGTGTAACCAGGCCCTCCAGGACCGTAGAACGTAATTATGTAGTTCCGAAGTCGTTTAGGAAGAGCGAAGAGGCGTTTCGATGCTGAAGCTTTTGCGCGATACCCGTACCCCAAGACAGATAGCATCTGTCCAAAGGATAATGAGTATTTACGCACGAGCTCCAGTAGGCCAGACAGGCTCTGTCGGCCTACCACAAATTCAGCAAATGGAACCATTGAGACGTTCTTCCCGTTAAGGAAAGTCCGTTTCGCAAATTCCAATGCCTTACCTGATGTTGAAATTAGAGACTTGTGGTCTCCAATCCCGACATCTAACGCTTTCATAATTCCTGCGTACTCCTTTGCTACACAATCACGCGCTATGACCACGTCGTCTCCCAAGACGGCGTAGCCCGCGTACCATGGCTTATTAGGAGTAAGGACACCCGCCCTGAAGGCGGACCACTGAACGATTGCATGGTGTAGAAAAGCCAGCATCGCCCAAGAACTGAGCGCACCCATAGGTTGTCCGGTCGCATACTGGACATATCCCAGCTCAGAAACAGTCTGTTTAGGACCATTCCCGAACTTGATTGTCTTGGGGCAGTAATACTTCCGACCAACCATGAGGCAACCCCACAGTTCTGCCCCCCAACTTGTTAAGAAGGGAGACAGTAGTACTTTCTGAAGTACGATAGGCAGACGGTCGGTGGCGGCAGATAAGTCAAATGAATATAAGGAAATTGGTTTTGAGAATTTCTTCTCATTAGCATCTTTCCAAGTAAACAGATGACGAATAGGTCGCTCCTGATCGAATGTCCCATCCTGTGGTATCCGCTCCAGTAGCCCAAAGATCGCCTTATGAAGGCGATCCATAAGCCACTGTGTCCACGGGTCGACCATGGCGAACACCCGAACCTTACCAGCTGGTTCCGGTTTGAACCCAAGTTTCCC